CAGATGCATCAGAAGTGGCAGCCATATCAGCCGATGGCTGAAGGATCAGGAATCCGTTTGCAGCAGCCGTGCTGGTGACACTTACTGTTGTTGCTGCTGTCTGGATAATAGACGCATCTGCTGACATCCCAGACGATGCAGCTATTGTAACTGAGCAAACTTCAACATCTGCTGCAAACGCAGCCGCAGATGTCGTAACAGCCGCTTCACATGACGCAAATAGAACCTTTTGGGCATCTGCCGACATATCAGACTGCGCTGCCATAGTGGCGGCAGCAGACATTGTCTTAACAGCAGCAGACGTAGCATCTGAAGTTGCAGCAGCGGTAAATGCGGCAGTTAGGACGTAGCCACTGCCGTATAAACCTTCGCCATAGTCTGCAACGCCATAATCAGCCACGGCTCATCAGTCCAAAGTGACGTCAATTTCACCAGTGTTGAATCGCAACACATCGCCGCTATCAACCGTCTTAGATGTTGTCAGGTTGGCAAAGGCAAGAAGGTTGCCGCTTGTGGAAGCATCAAAGATTCCAGCGGCAACAATAGTGCCCCAAGAACCAGTGGCTGTCGGAAACTCAACTGCTGCGCTGTTGCTGGCGGTTGTAGGCGCTGTGCCTGAAACAGTGAAAGTCACTGCTGTACGGACATAAGAGCCGCCAGAGACTTCAGTGCCGCCGCCAGTTTCGCCGGGAGCAACGGTGTAGAGAGCCACATACCAAGCAGTCGGGCGGGTTGCCGCACCGTTTGTCAGAAGCCAATCAAGAACAAGGTCTTCAGCGTAGTTTGTGAACCCAGCCATTAGTAAGCCCTCCGAGTGCGTGCGATAAGCGGCGAACCGCTATGCAGTGATTTCTGAGATTCGCCGTTCAATCCTTCAACGCGAGACGAATAGAATGAGGCGAAAGTTGGGATGCGCTCGTCGTTGATCAAGAACGGAGCAGCATGAGTAAGTGCACCGTAAAGATACACATCGGGGGCTTTTGTCAAAAGCCAGTTACTCGTGTTTTGATTGCTAAGTGCAGGGATCTTTCCGTAGTAAACCATCTCAATCTCAATATTGTCGGTCGGAGCTGGAACAAGCTCAATCGCACCGTTCATGAGAGAGTAGGCTACAATCTGAGTATATGCCTGCGAGCGGTTGATAATATCTGCTTCATCAAGCGTGACATATCGAAGTGGAGACGTTCCATCCACGATCTGAAGATTGATGGCTTCAACCCAGTCAGCCGGAAGCTGGACGTATTCCTGATCACTCGTTGCATTGGCTCGAATGATCATCTCACGGCAGCGGAGGCGAGTGTTAAGATCAGCCTCAACAAACTGAATAAACATAGGGATCTGAGAAGTCAGATCCCCACGGTTGAGATAGTCGGCAATCGCGCTCTGAAGCGTCGAATAGTTTGTGATCGTTGTCATCAGCTCGTGATCCGATGATTGCGATATGGCGCTGCCGCGTCAGACCGAAGCCACTTACGGAAAGCCATTTTGTCTTTCAAAATGCCTTTCTGTTGAAGCTCAAGATACACCATCATAGGCAAAGACGCCACTTTGACCATGCCGTCAGGAAGGCGCTCAGTGTTGCTGATGCTGTTACGAATTGCTTTGTTCTGCTCTGCAATCCCGTCAATGTTAACGACATCCTCAAAGATCATCTTCTGATCAGGAGTAATGTGCATCTTGGTCAGCGTGCCTGTGACGCTGTCATAGCCAAGATTGAATGATCCGGGTGCGTATTCGTCAGACATTCATTCCCCCAAGGAAGAGGGGCGGGATTGCTCCCGCCCCGTAATCATCACGAAGCGATGATGTTGGCGATGACGGCGTGAGCCTTTTCGCTCTTGATGCGCAGGCCGTACTCCACGACCATTTCCTTCTTGTCCGAGTCGCCAGTCTTGGCGAGGTCGAATGTGCGGAACGGACGGAGATACGAAACCGAAGCGTACTCAGGATCAAGCACGAAGGCGAAGTTACCGGGCGAGAAGCGGTTAGGGACGATAGCCACTTCACCGAAGTCACCGAGGTAAACGTCAGCCGTTGCGATGATCTTGAGGGGAGCAACGCCTGTGTTCATCTGACGCTGCTGGGAAAGACCAGAGAACGCAGAAGCAACAGTCTTGTTGTAGGCGTTGACCATGAAGATTGACGGATCACCACCCTGTTCCCAAACCTGCTGGATAGCAGTCTTGAGCATCGTCTCCGTCAAAGCAACGTCTGTCGAAGTCGAAAGAGCAGTCCAAGCTGTTGAGGGATAGCCGTTGCCAGAAGCGCCAGACATAGCCGACACAGTAGCACCGTTAGCCTGAGAGTTGGTGATCAGCCATGTGGGCAGACCAGCAGTCTTACGAGCTGTGGAGGAGCTGTTACCAGCAACACCAGCCTGATTGCTCGTCAGGATAGCTTCCATATCGCGCTTCAGCTCTTTAGCAGCCTTAGCAGTCTGATAAGCCATCTGAGTGCGCATACCAGCATTGTTCACAGCATCGTCGGTGCCAGACACTGCGATCACCTTACGGCTGATCTGAGTGTAGTTAGCAACGCGAACAGTCGCGGTGAACTCAGCGTTACCAGCATCGGCACCTTCAACCACAGCGTTTGTTGTGTCAGCAGCCGCAAGAGCGTCTGTCTGCCACTCGAAGTATGTGTTTTCGCAGGTGTCGCGACCGATGTTGCTCATGAAGGGCGTATCAGTCGGGCTGATGTCATAGATGATGTTGCTCAGATCCTCACGGATCGAGTTAGGTGCGTCGTAGGTCGTAACCTTGGAAACAGAAGTCATGGTTTCACTTCCTGTCTAGCATTGCAAAGAGAGCAGCCGCGTCGTTAACGTGGCCCGTGGATTTGAGACGCTGTTTTACCTTCGCAACATCTGTAGCCTGTCTAGGCGAAGACGCAATGTTTCCGGCTCTCATTGGCTTCGGCGCATCTGCCTTTTTAGGCTGAGGACGATTGGCCTGTAGAGCGTCATACTTGCGTGCCTTCTCAAGAACCAAGATAGCTCGCGGGTCAGTTGCAGCAGCCAGCTCATCATCTGAGTAGCCAACCGTCTTACCGTATTCACGGAGACGGCCCTGCGCTTCACGCCACTTAGCCTCATCCTTCCACTCAGGCATTTTTTCGAAGATAAACTTTCGTCCTTCCTCGACAATCTGCTTGAGCTGTTCTTGTTGCTCACGAGATTGCTGGGCTCTGATTACCGCCTCTTGCTGCTTCACAGCTTCAAGTTGGGCCTTGTAATCACGCCATTGCTTCTCAATGATCGGGAAGTTGATTGGATCTTCTTGGTGCAGTCGCTGCCAATCTGGCTCCTGTGGAACGAATTTCTCCATTTCCATTCGGAGTGCAGTAACAGCTTCTGCATAAGAAGCCTTCTCAGCTTCCGCCGCCTGACGAATCGCTTCAGCCTCGCGCCTTTGCTCAGCAAGGGCTTGAGTTTTGCGCTGATAATCCGCTTGACGCTGATAACCGTCGCGTGCTTCTTTCAGAGAGACTTTCTGCGCCTTGCCGTCGATAACAACGGTGACGAGAGCATCATCTGGAAGCTCATCGCTAGAGCTATCCTCATCAGAGCCAGTAGAGTCGCCCTCACCCTCTCCTTCGGATACCTCGTCGGTAGCCTCACCTTCAGGAGCGAGCGCGTCAATGGACTCATCCACTGTCGCCTCAGTCTCTTCGACTGCGGCAGGAGCTGGTGCCTTTCTCTCTTCACTAGGTTGCGGGGCTGGCCCGTCCATCATGGAAGCGAATCGCGCAGCAGCATCTGCAAGACCGAGTTCGCTAGGCTGCGATTGTTCGGTATTAGACATATATGTACCCCATTGTTACGCTTTTCTCAAGCGTCGGTTGAACCGCGTAAGATCAGGCTCAGCAGCAAGTGCTGTTAGCTCTGCTTCAAACGCAGCTATGGCGCGCACCATATAGTACGCCTCCATCCGTTTAGCTTCGGCATCAGGGGCTGAGTTTGCCCAATCATCCGTTGCATTCTCCCTAAGACGCCGCAGCACCTCTTTGGCCGCAGCGTCCTTAACCAAGCCCTTAGCAGCTATCCAAAGCTGCTCTTGCTCAAATGTACTCATTGCATCCCCATCGGGGGCAGACCCTGATCAAGGACAGGTGCAACGCTACCAACAGCATTGAACATTCCATTGATTTCTGCCCGCTGCTTATCAACCTCTCCCTTGATGACGGCCATGTCGATCTGCGCATTGTACTTTGCGTTGATCTCAGCAGCCTTCATCACTGCGTCGATGTAAAGCTTATCGCGCTCAAGGTCAGCCTGCGCGATAGCCTTCTGCTTCTCCAACTCCTGCTTAGCAGCGTTGATGAGAATGTCTGCCTTGATCTTCTCTGCTTCAACCTGTGCCAGCATCTGAGCCGGGTCAGGACGCTGGTTCTGGGCCATCTGCTGCTGATACTGCGCAAGCGACTCAGGCGTGACCTGATTCCAGAACTTGTCTGGGTCTTGGAAGCCAGAGAGCTTCGTAATCTCAGCAAGCGTATCGCGGAACTTCTCAACGCTCACGATAGGATTGTTAGGTCCATACTGAGCAATCAGTTCCTTCTGCTGCTGCAAGATCGTCATCAGGAACGCCATGCGCTGTTCGTCAGAGCCACGCCCAAGCGCAATGTTCACAACCATGTCCATCTTGGCATCCCAGCCGCGAGGATCAATCGGAACGAACTTATTACGCAGACGGATGATCTTAGGCTTGTCCTGATGCTGCACGACCATCTGAAGGATACCTTGGAAGCAGCGCTTCAGGCCGTCAGAGAACAGGCGTGCAATCATTTCAATGCGGTCCTGCGAAGAGGACAACTGAGCCTGTACAGCAGCGCGTGTCGTTGACTGCAAAGCGTCTGCATCCAAGCCCTGAGAAGCGCGAGAGATGCCTGTACGCTGCGTCTTGATCTCGTCAAGGTAAGACATGACGCCAAGAGCAGCCTGCCCAACGAAAGGCTCTGCAAGAGGCTGTACCATGCCGGGAGCACGAGCGCGGATAACCGCACCAGTCTCGACATTCATCACATCATCAAGATTTACCTGACCTTCAACGACCACCGTTCGGGGGTGGATCGACTGAGCCAAGCTATCAAGCGTGTTACGCATGATAGAGGACTTGATGAGCTGCAAATCCATCGTCTGATCTGCGATAGACTTGCCGAATATCGTGTGAGGCGTTGGATCAGGCTCCAACAGAGCAAACGGAGCCGACTGAACGACTTCCTGATGCAGGATATAGCCACCATTGCCGACAGAGCAGACCTTATGCAGCTCAGCAATGCCGTCGCCATCCTTATCTACGCGGATATAGCTCTCAACGTAGAAAACCTTGTCCGTCGATTCGTCGTTCTGGTTGGTGATGCCGAAGAATGACTGATCCGCAGGGTTACGGACGATCACTTCTTGGTTCATCTCGAAGCCGCCAGTACCAGCGTTCATTTCGATGACTTCGCGGTCATAGCCCATAGCCACAAGTTCAGAAATTGTGGCAAGTTTGCGGCGACCGACATAAAGAGCATCGTCGATGGACGTTGCTTCGTTCTCAATCAGGAACTGCTCAGGCGGGATAGCCTCAACCACATACTTCGGCTCGCGGCGAATACGACGAATAGACAAAGAAACGCGGACCTCACCAGTCATGAGGTCAGCTTCTTCTGTCATTGCGTCCATTTCGACGCCGGGTTCAGACAAAATGAGGTTTGCTTCCTCTGGAAGGAGCCCGGAGTAGTTGTAATACTCCACGCTCTCATCGTCGTACTTGTACCAAGTCAAAACGCCAGTCTTCAGGATGAGTGCATCCTTCATCGCATCGTGCAAAATGCGAAAGCCGGGGTTCTCTTGGTTGAAGATGTAGTCAACGAGGTCTGTAGCCTGCTCAGCGGCTTCAATATCTTCAGGACCACGGGGCACAAACTCAAGAATCTTGTCGCCGCCAGTGAAGATGCGCAGCAGTGACGGAAGCATCGCGAGTACCGTGTCGCGAACTTCCGTCAGCACCACCTGAGAACGACCGTCCTCTTCGTTGCCGAAAGCGTCTCCCAGATAATAAGACATAGCGCGTTCGCGCTCAGGTGCAAGATAGCTGTCGATGTAAGTCCCAGCATCTTCAATCGCCTGAAAGACGATATAGCGGAACTCTTCATCGCTCATGGGGACGTTGTAAGGCGTCAAATAGCCAGTTTCGTCATTGTATGACGTATTCTGAGGCCCATCCGCTGACTGCGGAATAAGATCAGGGTTGTAAGTACCCGGCTTGATGCCTTGCGTAGCCATTTTCAGCCTCTCTTCCTGACCCGCCACCACTGCCAGCCACTCTCTGAGCCGACCTCATGTTGCGGAAAAAACTTTTTCACAGCGGATTTTACACCATCCATAGGGTAATCGTCACCGCCCATGACGCCACCGACCCTTAGCTTCGGCCACCAAGCTTCGATGTCAGCCAAGACTTCATCGTGTTCATGCCCCGCATCAACCCAGACGAAATCCACGCTGCTATCTTCAAAGTCTTCTGCCACAGCCACTGTGCGCCCTCTATGCACAGAGCAATTAAGCCCGCGCAGAAGTGCAATGTTGCCGTTAAAAAGCTCAAAAACCCGTTCCAGATCAGGATCAGCTTTGTGCGCAAGCTCATCAGAACCTCCCCAATGATCAACGTAATGAACAGAAATAGCCTTTCCTGAGTTAATTACCTCAACGCCAAGAAAGACCGCAGATTTACCCTTCCAGCACCCTAACTCCACAAAAACAGCACCGTCAGTCGCCTCTCGGACGGCCTGACGGTACGGCTCTTTGAAGTTAAACCAGCCTTGGATCTGGTCGTAGAAGTGTTCCATTACTTCTTCTTCTTCTTGCTCATCCCAGCTTCAGACAGAGCAATCGCAATCGCCTGCTTGCGAGATTTAGCCAGAGGAGCCTTCTTCGGTCCTTTAGGGTTCACGCCAGCGTGAAGTTTGCCGCGCTTATACTCACCCATGACCTTGGCAATCTTATCCAAGCTTTTCATCTTCAGCCTCCTCAATGCGAGCCGCAGCAGCAGCAAGAGCCTCGTCATCTGCCATTGCTAATTCTGTATGCTCATGACCAAACTCAAACGACCCAATGTGCCTAATGTCCTTAGACAGATCGTGGTCGATCCAGATCTTGTAACTGTTAGCCTTAGCTAACTGGCAGAAGTACATATCTTCACCAGCCCACATACGCGCTGAAGGAAGATAGTGAATTTGAAACCACGGATACGGCAACTTGCGGAAGACTTCAGCCTTCACAAGCATTGCACCCATGCCAACTGCGTCACACTCTTCCAATCCGTTCTTATCTAGCGAGTAGATGTAAGACAGATTAGCAAAGTCCTTGAACGCTACTGTCTTAACAGGCAATCGTCGCGTTGCGTAGTTGCAAGCAACGATGTCCCTGTCGTGCGCAGCAAGCTTCTCAACTAGGTAAGACGGAAAACGCATATCACTATCCAAGAACAGGATATGCGTTGCGCCTTGCTTCAAGCTCAACTCAACAAGCTTGGTCCTTTGATCAGCAATCAAAGTACCGTTGAGAAAGTTCAGGTTGAACGTAGTGCCTGCTGGGGCGTTGCCGTAGAAGCGCGCCGCCAGCATGGCTAGGTCATACGAAAAACCTGTGTTCACAGTCTCCCGTGCGGGAACACAGATACTAAGGTTCATCAGTCCATTTCCCCATCTTCAGATGAGTACATCTCGTCCTCATCTTCGTATTCGCTATCTTCGTAATCCTCTTCTTCTTCCTCATCGTCAGTGATTGGTCCACCAACGATCCATGCAGAGCAGGTTCGATCTGCCGCGCACTTGAAGTCGAAGATTTCGCAAAACCCAAGATTACCCGCTTTAACAGTCGCAGCGGCAGCTTTTTCGTCCCCATCAGACAAGCCCTCTTCGATGCACTTCAGCATCTTTGCAGTCTGATTGAACGCAGCGCAATTACCGCAGCGCATAGTTTCTGCTTCTTCCGCAGGAACATCCCACTTAGCAGCCATTTTGCGCCAATAGTCCGTATTATCCTCTTCAGGATTCATAGGACCATACATCGCAACCTTAATCGCCTTACCACGATTCTTTAGGTTCAATGTCGTATCGCGAGTGGCAACAGGGCACGAGCGATCCATCTCGCCCTCACCCATTAGCTCTTTCATTCTGGGAGAAAGAAGCCCGTTCGGCATATCGACCATTATTTGAAGCCAACCATGAGAGTGGCTGTTGAAGTCGCAAGAACCTTCTGGGTGCGAATCGGAATAACAGTACCAACAGGAACAGCCTTGAAGGTCACTGTAGTACCGCCTTCAGTCACAACAGACACATCGCCTGTGCCACCGACATAAATGCCAGAATAGGCATTGCTGGCTGTGGCAGATGTCGTGATCGACTCTGCATCACCCCATACACGACCGTTAGCCAAAAACGTGCTCATGTCACTTTCCTTTCTTCATACGCGCTGCGCGCATATTATCGACCAAATTCGGATAGGGTCGGCCAGCAGCCTTCGCCATCGCCTTTGCAGAAGACTTCTGCTTAGTAGAAAGCTTCTTGTCAGTCTTCGTCGGATCTTTCGTCTTCCAGACAGGCTTTTTCATTTGCCTCCCTTTCCCTTATTTCGCGTGGAGATAGCTTTGGCCTTGGCCTTGGCATCCGCCTTAGAGTTCGCACCCCATGCTTGCAGCGATAGTAGTAAACGTGTCGGCCTTCCTTTTTCATCGCGCTCCGGCCCCGGCATATTACCCATACGAGCCAAGAATGACGCACGACGAGGATTATCGCCAGCCTTAACTGGCGCTTTCAAATTCATGCCCTCAGCTTTTGCAGAAGCACGACCCTTGGCATTCAACCCGCCCTTTGGGTTCTTGCCTTCCTTGCGCTGCCATGCAGGAGTTTTAGCCATCTTCGTTCACCTTATCTTCACTACATAAACTACACTAAACTTGCTATAATTGCGAGTTGGTGCTCCCGGTAGGACTTGAACCCACGACCTACGGTTTACAAAACCGTTGCTCTACCAACTGAGCTACAAGAGCTAGTCTCCGTCAGCCTCATCAAGCAGAAACTTCTTCATCCGCTCAAGAAGCCAAACAATCTCTGCGCTATCGTCAATCGACGAAGCGTAATACTCATACTCCTCCTTGGTGTATCCAACAATAACCACCGTGGATAATCTACCAAGCGCTCCCTGCAAAACTTGGTCGCAAGCAATCTCTACACCTTCTGCCGCTACTGGTGGCTTCTCAGCCTTGCGCGGCTCAAACTTAATGACCTTTAAGGACGGCTTGTCTTCTTTGCCTTCGTCCGACATGACACCCTCCTATTGCGACCCCGCCTAGTCGCCTTCGCAAGCACAGACCGACATAACTTCACGAACTCTTCTTGACTAAGATCAAACTTAGCTTTGTTAGCCGCAACGCAAACGAGCTGGATGTTGTCCAGAGTATAGCCCTTCAGAGAGTCTATTCGATCTATCGAAGCATTGGTCCTAACAATCCCGACACGGCGGGTCATCGTCATCTGCCACCCGGTCAAAGCGCACTTGCCATTCTGCGCTTCCCAAAGGCCAATCAAGTCGGCGGTGGTAACATTTATGGAACCTTTGCGTCCCTTGGCCTTCAGCCGGAGGTGGTTCAAATAATACTGAGGCGATAGGGTCTTCGGAATGCCAGCTTCTTCTGCGTGCTTGGCTCTGCGGTGTTTTTTAATACAGGACTGGCACTGGCCTGAGTAACGAACGCCTCGTGTGGCTTTAGTGGGGGCGTACTTGTAATAAGCCTCAATCGGCAACAGTCTCTTGCACCCACGACAGTATTTGTCAGGCTTAGATATAGGCGGCATCAACCTTCCCCTCGGTTAATACCATTATAAATCAAAAGGCTACAATCTCATAAAATGGAGCGGGCGGGGGGAGTCGAACCCCTCGTCTTCAGCTTGGAAGGCTGTGGCTCTACCGTTGAGCTACGCCCGCTTTGTAGCTACACCACCCCCCTGATCCCACGACTCAAAGGCTTACCCGGCTTCCAAGCCAAAGCACGACCGCCGACCATCGCCGCATTGCCAGCAAAGGTCAGACAAAGAGCGTCAGCCAAGTCAGGCGACCGCATCCCACGCTTCCTCATCGAGTCCTTCGACTCAACCACAAGCTTCCCAGAACTCGTGAAATTATATCGCGGCGCAACAAGCTCATGTCGCAGTGCGTCATCACGGGGGATCTTAACAGCCCTCGTCCCAAGCCAATCCTTAACCGACATCCAAAGCTCATCCCTGAGCCTGTTCGCGTTAGGGTTCATAGCCGACGATTCAGACACGTTCACATCGCGGACATTAAAACCCTGCTCCCGCAGACGGTCTGCCACGCCACCACCCAAGCCAATCGTGTCAACGCAGATCTCTTCAGGGTTATCAATCTTGGCCTCGTTGATCACAGCACCCACAGTCTGCATCAGGTCCAAGCCACCCCAAGACTTGATCTCAACCACAACGCTCCCACGCCTCTTGCACAGCGCAGTTCTGTCCGTCCCGTAACGCGCAACGTCCACGCCATAAACCATAGGTTCATTAGACGACACCGTAATATCGCGATTGATCGCGCCATCAACCAGCTCAGCCGGGATCAGCGTATCGTCATCAGCCAGAGCAAACTCACCCAAGACACGAATGCGGAAAGCATTACTGCTCTCCCCATAAGTCGCCTTGATCTGCTCAACGAAGTCGCTGCTAACCAGCGGATTGTCCAAGCAGCTAACGTGCATCCGCTTCCAGTCAGACGCCAACTGGTGATGAGTCTTAAAGAACAGGCCACTATTCCTCGTCGGGTTCGAAATCAGCACAGTCGTCGCAGAATGACCAGACATCGAACCAGCAGCAGCCTCAAAGACCTCCTCATAAACAGCAGATGCCTCGTCAACGATCAGCAGCACGTTCTCAGAGTGGACGCCTGCGAGAGCCTCTGGTCGCTCTTTGCTGCTCGTCCTAGCCGAAATAAAGCTGCTCTCCGGCGCAGCCTTGAACGTGATCTTGTCGCTGAAGACCTCAAAGCTGTCCTTCAGCACCGGGGGTAGCTTGTTAATCCACGCCTTCAACTCGGCAAACAAAGCGTCGAAGAGCTGCGGCGCTGTAGGGGCGGTCACAACGCCCTTCTGTGGATAGCGCGTCACCATGTGCCAAATCAGTGCCCAACTGCACGCTGTCGATTTACCGACACCGTGGCCCGCTCGGACGGAGATACGCCGCTCGCCTCTGGCAATGGCATTCAGGAACTCCTCCTGCCACGGCAGCGGTGTTGCGCCTAGAACGTTCCGAACAAAGCCTACAGGGTCATCGCCATACGACTCGATGAAGTCGATGAAATTATTTTTTTGATTCATCGTCGGCATCCGTCTCATCAGAGGGGAGGGGGGAGGGGGTCAATGAATTTTGGTCCGTAGCCGGAGTGGATGGTGCAAATGCAGCCGCCCCCCGGCTTGCGGGGACCGGGGGGGTCTCTGCGGCTTCTTCCTGCTCGATCGCGACCAGCTCGCCCTCGATTACGCTACCTAACCTTTCATGATCTAAGGTTAGGTTTGCCGGAATTCCGGGCGTTTCAAGCTGCATTCGCTTGCGTTGCGCTAGCTCTTCAAGCGCTTGCAAGTGCAAAACGTGCGTTTGCGTAACGTCAACTGAAACACTTTGCTTCACTTTGCCTAGATTGCGGTCAAGCACTTCCTTCGCCGCGCCTAATGCAGCGCTATGGTTCTCACTTTCAAGCAAACGTCCAAGCGCGGCGATTGCGCGAGGCGTCAAGCTTTCAAGATCGCGCAACATCTTCGCCTTGCGTCGATCGACTCCTGACGGATTAAGGCGAGAACCTTTGACCACTCGCCCCCTGCTATCTCGCCTTACATTCTCGCTTGGCAATGGTTCCAAAACCTTGTTGCCATCCATTTGTTACGCCTCCGAAATTGTTCCTTTATGCGGAACAAGATTCTCCCATACGGAACGGCTATAAAATGCCCACAAATGACCTAGAAAGGCAACGGATCATTCGGACCATCAACCCGCGCCCGGATCAATCTTGCCCCCTTAAACGCCTCCTTCACCCCTGCAATGCGATATTTAATCACCTTGTACGCCTCCAAAAGCTCCGCGACAGAAACCACGCAGCTTTCATGACCATAAAGCTCGCAGGCCATCTGGTAATCGCTTTCATCCGTAACGATCACATAAGCTTGCCCATTGTGACGCGCCCCTATACACGACGGCACAAGCTTAGCTGCTCCCGCCTCTGTCGCGGCTTTGTCCAGCGCTTGCCATCCCCGAATCATGACAGCGACCTTTGCAGGCACGGCTTCAGGATCATTCATCCGAATAGCTAAGTTTAACTTATCTTGTGCCGAACCAAACTTCGCCGCCATCTCCGGGCTGACCAGTGAGGCGAGACGCTCAGCGCTTCCCCATTTCCGCTCCATCGCCTGGGCGATCCTATCAAGAGGCGCAAGCGCTTTTTGTACCGCCTCAAATGCGTCATCCGTTACCGCCTCACGCGGCTGGCTCTTATCCCGCAACTCGATTGCCATCTTCTTCTCTCCTACGTCTCGCCGTCCGTTGCGTCACATCTTGCGTCACACGTCCGTTTTTAAACAAAACGGACGTTACGTTACGCTAAGCTTTTGTGGTGTGTGACGCTGACACGCTTTTTGACACGCTTTGACACGCTTTTTGACACGCTGATGTGACGCTCGTGACACGCTCAAAACGCCCCTTTTTGCCATTATGTGACGCCCTGACACGCCATCGCGGCCTTGTTGCAGCTTTGACCATACCTCGCCCGGATGATGGCGCGTAAAAAATAATTGCCTTTCCACGAAAAAAAGAATTGACAGCATAGGGCTCAATGCCCTATACCTCATTTCACGCCGGGAATGACGGCGCAAACGAAGGAGACTGGTCATGCGTACAATGAAGCTCTGGCAGGTTCGGGAATTTTCAAAAGACGCCGTGATGGGCCTTTCAAAGCCTCTTGGTCGTCGCCTGCGTTCTCCTCAGAAGGCAGCTGCCATCGTTGCTTATTTGAGATCTAAGGGGCGTGATGTTTTTGCCGTTCCTTTCAAGATTTACAAGTAAGGGAGGCCACAACCATGACCAACCTATCTCTCACCCTCACCCTCACCGCAATGCTCGCCTCATTCACCTTTGTTGGCGCAATGGTCGCGCTTGCTTTCATCTAATCAGGAAAGGGTCTCACAATGGCAACGCTTCCTCACAACATTGAAAAGAGCGCTTTCCGCCGTGGCGAATATGTCGGCTATGCCGCCGGATATGTGTTTCGCGTCGAGCGCTCGACGTCGAGCTTTGGGCGCTGGCAAGCTCGCCTTGCCCGGTTCAACCCGGTCAATCCTCGCCTATCAAATAGGATTTTCTACGCTTTCACGCTCGCAGATATGGGCGACAAGCTCGACGAATTCGCCCGCGAAGTAGCCGCAACGGCTATTTGCGAAGTTACTGTTTAACAAGAAGGAGAGCTTAACCATGACCTACGACATCGAATTTACGGACACCTTCGCAGGCGAAGCAAACTATAGCTGGGTGCATCGCGCCGCCGTCTATATGCCGGAGTTAACCCATTATGGGTACGATGGCGGGACCAACTATGTGCGCGCCAACAAGGTCTTTCGCCGCGAATTGATGAAGCGCGCAAAGGCTGCAATGGGCCTGACTGGAGTTCGCGGGACGGTCTTTGATCATGGCGACCAAATCGAGTTTCGCCCCTTCCGCTCTTGCACGGTCATGTATGTGACCTACCGCGACTAAACCTAACCAGATAGGAGAACATGACCATGTTCAAAACATACAAGCGCAAAATTGACATGTACTGCCGCAATCCAGACGGCTCATATCGCTATGTCTGGACGACCATTGCCTATCCTACCTGCAAGGCCGCCGTGGCAGGCGCGTTGCAGAAATGCCCGGCAGAAACATTCAAAGCGCGCTTTCGTTCTTAAGCTAGCAGATGGGAGAACATAACAATGACTATCCTCAGCGACTCTTACAACGGCTGGACCAACTATTCGACATGGCGCGTCAATCTCGAATTGATTGACGGATTGGACCCTCGCGACATGGGATGGCGTCGGCTTGATCGTTTCGATTTGGCCGATGCTTTGAAAGAATATGTCGAAGAGACATTAGAGAGCCAGCAGGCTCAGGGCACGCTCGCCTTGGATTATGCGCTCGCGTTCATCGCTGACGTAGATTGGCGCGAGATTGCAGACGCCATGATCGAAAACTACGACATGGCAGAAAGCGAAGAAGACGAAAGCGAGGAGGCTTGAACCATGATCAAGATCACAAAAGACAGATTGCAGCGCACCTTTTCAATCCATCTGTCTAAATGGGCAGGCGTTAAGATTGAAAAGACACGCGACAGTGGCGGCACAAGAGGCTTCCATCTTTTCTTTTGGTATCCTCGCAATTCTAAGCAACTAAACTATGCAAGCGCATGGTTCCCATATTGGCGGGGGAAAGCATGACAAGCGCCGACCTCCGAACGCTCTTACTTGAACGCAACCTATCACAACGCAAGCTTGCCAAGATTTGCGGGGTCGATGAGCGAACGGTTCGGCGATGGTGCGATAGCAGGCGGGGAAATCTCCCCGCGCATGTAGAGGCTGTTATCTACTACGCTTTCAAAACTCATCGCCCGAAGATTGAGGCGCGCCCATAGTTGGGCGCGTTTCTATTAACCAATTCCACTCGCCCCAATTCCCGACAATCCTTGCATCGCGCAAGGTCTGTCGGGCTCTTGACCACGCGTTGCGCTCGGCGGAACCATCCGCCGTTGTTTCGTTGCGCCAATAGTTGCGCCACGTTTCAAGCGCGACCCCTTTCGTATGAGGTGGAATATTGCCGCTAGGTGTCAAAGCTTGCCCGCATTCATCTATCGCTTTTTTGAGCGCTTCTAACGCTTCCGCAGCGTGCCCTCTAAGCTTGGGCCGCTTTGTTGCGCGCTCAATAGTTGCGGCAAGCTCTTTGCTTTCCACTGGCACAAGCGCAAGAGAGGTTAGATCGTTGTCGATGTCGGAAAGATGGATTGTTTCCATCTTATATCCAAGGCGAACGTCATCCGCTCCGTCTTTCTGTTTCGTGATTGTTAGCTGGCCAATGCGATCCTTTGATCCTTCCGGGCTTATCTTCTCGCAATGCAACTCAGTATCTACCGCCCCAAGCAGGGCAGAAGATCCGCGCATCGCTTGGTCATTAGACTTTGCGCTGTGGTGCACAATACAAACGCAACAATTAAATTCTGCCTGTATCGCGCCCAATATGGCGATGCACGCCCCTACGTCTTTGGCGCTATTTTCGTCGCCTATGAATATGCGCGCGAACGTGTCGAAAATGATCAAAGACGGCGCAACGCTCGCGGCCCTGATAGCGGCGAATAGCGCTTCCATATCTTCCAAGCTTGTGGAGAGGTTCAGTTGCGCTTTGACGAAATGCACGGGCAGATCTGAGGGCAGGCCATGCTGACGCAACAGAGCATCCCGCCGCCGTTTCAATCCCGCTCCACCTTCGCCTGCAACGTACACGCAAGCCCCTTGCGTTGTCGCATTGCCGAAAGCATCGCGACCGCTCGCAATCATCGAGGCGAGATAAAGCGCAACAAAGCTCTTATACGAGCCGGGCCGCCCATAAAGCGCTGCAAAGCTCGATGCAGGCAAAACATCTTTCACGAGCCAACGGATCGGTTCGTCTTTAAGCGATCCCCAAGGGATCAACTCCACCTTGCGCTTGGGTGGCACGGATGGAGCTTGAGCAGGCTGGACAGGCTCAGAGGTTTCAAATCCATTTTGATTTTCCGAAACTGATTTTTCCGGGAAATTTTCAAAATTGGATTTTTCGACATGGGGGGTATTCTGAATTTGCCGTGAAGCAATCTTCTCCGTGATGCTTTCCTGCTTCAGCAGCGAACGTGCCGCAGCTTTGCGGTCGCCATTAAACTCAAGCGCAGTTGTCAGCTCGAACGGATCACAAACACGACCAGACAGAGGGTCAGCTGCGCCGTGGTGGCTGTATGTACACCAGTGGCCCATCTTGCCTTGGAAGACCATGACGCCAAAGGTCTGCGTCTCTGAGCCCGGTCGCATATAACGATAAGACCCAGACTTCTTGTCGAGATAGCCAAAACGATAGCCGCGCTTCTCCAGCAGGCTGCGGACGTAGCTGAGCCCATTCTGATCGTTGAAGGCTTGGATGCCGCCCTGCCCATCGTTGCGGGGCTTTAGAGCCTCTACGGCTGGCTGCTGCTTGATGGCTGCCTCTGCCTGCCTGCGCTTCTCAGCCCATGCCAGAGCCTTCTCTACAGGGAACGGCTGCCCATCGTGGCGAAGCGTCATGTAGTGGGCCTTAGCCTTCTCGTCCCTCACACGGGGCAGATACCAAGGCTGCGACCAGCGCTTCTCTTCTGGCACTTCGGCAAGGCTGATGCCGTTAGCCCGAAGCATCTCATGGATGTAGTCAACGCAGTCCTCCAGCTCCTGCGCGCTTTTCAGGCGGCAAGGGAAGAAGATGCGATACTTCCAGAACCCGCTCTCAGGCTCGGCGCTGTGGCTGGTGTGGGCAAGGAAGGTCAGGTTAGCTGCGACCAGCAAGGCTCCGACATCTGGGAGCGCCGGAGCGCCTGAGAAGATCTCGCCTGTTTCCGGGTCGAAACTGCTATCTCCGTCGATGACCAGAAGCTCTGCTTCGAGCAGGTTCTCGTCAGCTCTACGAGGGCTACGAAGCTTGCCGCCTCTGATTAGGTATGATCCGTCCTTCTCGCCAATCTTGGGCTTAGCTGCGATCTCGCAAAGCTTGTCCCATGTACACTCACGGGCGAGCAAGTTGACGTCTGATCGTCCACCTTGTGCGAAGGCGAGAAGCATCGTGTTTCTCTCGTTAAAATCTGGTAAAGTCATCTTACCGCTTACCCCATCTTGAGCGGTCCCCGGCAGCCACAGGTTTTCTCCCGCCTGTGGCTGCCTTTCTTTTTAGCTATTAAAACTCGTCAACGTCCACAGGGGCAGAGGCGAGAATTTTCTTAGCCGAAGGGGCAGGCTTAGCCGGAGCTTCAGCCGGGGGTGCTGCTGTTTCAGCAGGCCAATCCGTCCAACCAGTGATCGACCACTTCGGGGCCTTGAAGCGCAACTCACCTTGCGGTGTCTGCACCTTCACAGTCTCTGTGCCTTCAATCGTCACCACAGGGAACTTGCCCGGATGAGCGTCTGCTGCTGACAAATAGGCGTCATGCAACTGGTCGATTGCACGCAGCACAGTCTTGCTGGTCGGCGTGAACTCACGCAGCCCATGCTCCTTGAAGAAGACCTTCAGGTACACAGCCTGCTTGTGATCGTCAGACGGCTTTGCAGGGACACGCTCACCAGCGTTTGCCCACTCGGCATTGTACTTCGGTGCAAAGGTGATCCAGCCAATCTTAATGTTGGCGAGATCCATTACGACCTTCACTGGATAGCTGATCTCAACGTCTTCCTTCTCCCATGTCATGTCAGGCATGGGGATGCGGTTGACTGCAACGAGATCTCCACTCTTTGCATCGAACTTAACGGCCTGCAAGAACTTGCTGCCGCCGCTACCGCCTTCGCTGCTAAGGTTCATTCCAAGAGCCATAACCATTTACTCCTCTTATGTGTGGCTGATCCCCGCCACCGGGATTAGTTTGCAAGCCTGATGAGGTCTTTGTTCTCGTACCAAGACTTCACTGCTGTTGGCAGCGTGCTCCCAATCATGACTGCGCTTGCGATTGCATCGTCTTCTGTTTCTGCTTCATCGCAGAGAATGAACGACATGAGCATGATCATCGCGTGTACACACACTTCAAGATCATGACCATCCAGCACCTCTGCGATCTTCATGCAGACGGCATCGCTTTCCAGCTCGAAGGCTGCATCATCCATTTCACTCATCGTGTTGCCATCCACCAAGCCATGAGAGCAGCGTCTGCTCTGCCGTCATCCTTCTTGCGAGCAAACTCACCAGCGTATGCTGGATAAAGCTCTGCTGCTCGCGCTCTGTTGCCGTCCTTGCCATCTCGCGCACCTACGTCCTTCTGCCAGACTTGCGGACTGACATAAGACACAGGGATTTGCAGAGCAGCTAGGATGCCTTCCAGCATTCCAACGCTGCGCCCGAACTGGTACATGGACGATACGCCTTGCCCCGGCATTGCGCCTGTCTTCTCCATCACTGCGACCATTGGCTTGCGCGCAGAGATGATTGCTGCCGCCATCTGTGGGCTGATTTCCAGCTTCAACTTCTGGCCTCGTTTCACTTGCACAGTCGGGATGTCGAGGACTTCCAGGGTGCAAGCTCGAACGTCGAAGAAGGCAAGAGCGCCCTTAGCGCCGGGGTCAATGGCGAGGATCATTTCTTACCCTTCTTCGTGATCGACACCTTCAAGCCAAGCGCATCACAAACAGCGAACATATTGCGAGTTGTCATGTTGCCGCCGTTTGTTCTTGCGCTGACCCAGAAGGCAGTTGAAGCACCAGCCATCGCCGAAAGCTTGCGGGTCGAGAGGTCTTGCTCCTCTCGAACCTTTTCCATTAAGTCGAACATCTGGCCTGAGTTTTTTACGTCTGTCATGTTGAACCTCCTGCTTACTTATTTCAGCAGTCGAACGTAGGATCAACAAGCGCATAAGACGGAAGGGACAAAGTCATCACCCTGTCCACATAACTTGGCAGCGTGTCCTTATTCTTGAGCGCTTTCTTATAGGCTTCAGCCGCCTGCTTGATCAGCTTCCCGCCACTCCACAGACCTGCCTCGTCGATTGTATATACGCCAACGGCGTAGGGAGGTTCCGACTCAACAGCGATGAAGACAAACTGATCCAGCTCAATGCCAGTGATTTCATTGAAGCCATTGGCATAGTGGGCAGCTTGGATGTGGTAGGAGAAGGTGGCGATCTGACGAGCAAACCCAGCAGGGCTGGCGTCTTGGCAAGTCTTGAGATCCAGCATCATCCCTGACGTTAAGTAGTCCACACGGGCTTTGCATTTGACGCCATACTGATCCCACTGCATCGTGACTTCTGCATCTCCACCAACAGACATCAACTCTTTAACCAGTGGATGAGCATGGGCAGAGGCTGCGATAGCCTTGGCTCGCTCATAGGCATACTCGTCAATGACGATCTTGCCTTCATTATCTGCCTCGAACTGCTCAGCGCCTTCCTTGCCAAACTTCGTACGCTTGTCGAACTTCGGCATGACGGCGTACTCTTCCTCAAACTTATGAGGCTCAAAGAAGAGTGTATGCGTCAGCGTGCCATTCTTCATAGCAGCAGTAGGCGCACGAGGATTGGCCTTATCAGCGAGGTAATGCGCTGGAGACTTCAGCAGCAGTTTCGCTGCCGAAGCGCTCAATGCCTCAATCGCGTGATAGTCGGTAGCTGGCAGATTGTTTATTAGCTTTCCCATCTTTCTTCTCCACTTTGACGTCAGGACGCCATTCTCCACACCAATATGATCTTGCGACACGCACAGGCTGCGGATGTCGCTGGCAAGTAAGTGAACCGCCTTCCTTGCTGACGGTGTACTTGCAGTTATTACAACTGTCGCTCATTTTCCCATTCCTTCACTGCGGCATTGTCATCCTCCAATGCCTGCTTAGCCCACCAAGGAGGAAGGTCTTCATCATATCTATCGACATTTTCGATGTCGTACAAACACCCCCTCAGACGATCAATGCGGTATTCCAGAGCTTCTACGAGACGCTCAAGATAGGCTATCTTCTTTGCGTCACTTTCGAAGTTCATTTGCCACCTCCCTGTAGCTCCGTGGATGTACGCCATCGTTCGTCCTGAAGTTAATCAGGTCTAGTAGCCCGTCTCCGTTTTCCGCTGCGACCCGCCTGATGGCCTCGTGCGGCTGGTTGTGGTACGGCAATACCCAGATAACTTTGTCTGCGTCGATGTTCCTGCGAACAACACGCAAGTGACGGATTAGGCTTTTGATTGCGAGCGAATCACCAACATCATTGCTGCCAAGGCTGATGATCACAGTCCCCGCAATGATGGGCTTGACGATGACGGCTTGGTGGTGGCTTGTGCGGCCAACCTTTGCCTCTAAGACGCAAGGCAGATGCTGCTTTAATCCAACAGCAATGCTGTCTCCAATAAGAACGCAGTCCATCATCTCCCCCCCTCAACTTGCCAGCATATACAGACCGATGTTTGCGAAGGCATAACCAGCGTATGCAATCGCCAACCCGTAGTTGCCATGCCACGCTTGCTCACCTGCAACGTAAGCATAGATCAGCCCAGTGAGTGCGATCAGCCAGCCGCTCACTCTTTCTTCTCCCTTTCAAGCGCGGCATGGGAAATTTTGTTTGCAACTCTTACACAAAACTTTTCTTGGTCCCCAGCCGTCAAAACAACAACAGCGTCTAAAACGTCTGTTATTCCCTGTATACGGTATTGTGCTTCGCGCAGCGCCGCTTCCAGCGCCTCAATGCGGTCGGCGGCTTTTGGCCCATCTGGATTGCGATACCAGCGTGTGCGTTCACCCGGCGCATCAGGTTCAACTTTGCGCAGCCGCTTCACAAGATCGTTGGTCACAGCCCGTCTCCTTCGCAGAAGTCCAGATCAACCTTGATGCAGGCGATGCGGAAAAGGTTGTGAAAGTCGGCGCTTTCTTTTGACCTGTGAACACTAGTTACTTCGTCAACATACACATTCAGCCACACCGTCCGCTTATGGCGCGGCTTCACTTCAATGAGGTCAAAGTTTGGTGTTGGTGGGCCGTAACCAAAAGAACTGGAACACCAATGACATTTTCCATCTTCTCTCCAAAGAGCAGCAGACCATCCAAGATGTCCTTTGATTGCGCCGTGAATGGAATACTCACCAACGCCATCAGTCGCATAGATGCGGACCTCACGGCCATCGCGGGTGCGGTATTGTTTGTCTTTGCTGATCATCGTGATTCTCCCTTTCACGAAGTTATCTCATCACCATCGCCACATACTGTCGCTTATACTGCTCAGCACGACGATGCAGCTTAACTTTCCATCCTTGCACACCTGCAACATGGCAAGCACTCATCTCTGCATCTGTGCGTACACCGCTGTTGATGCACGCCTTCATATGCGCAATACCAGCAGCTACAGAGTATTCAGTATCGCGAGTTAGTCTTGCGATATCTGGGAAGCCAAGAGCGCGAGCAGATGACGGCATAACTTGCATAACACCTCGTGCGCTCTCAGTTCCACCCGGCATTTTTACGACAGGCCCAACTGCTTGAGTGTTGAAGCGGCTCTCTGCATGGGCGATCTTCACCGCTACATTGACCCACTGGCTCCCAAGCTTTTCTTGGGCCTGTCGCTCTACAATCTTGCGCACTCTTTCCTTATCAGCACTGAGGTTGTAATTCGCAGCCACTTTGACTGATCCCTTACCCCGTTCCCATTCCTTCATCCAATACTCAGCGTTACTTTCGTCGGAGAAGGCTGGTGTTGCAGCGACGATAAAGATCGACGCAAGAATTGTCCTTTTCATAAACTATCTCTCTGCTCACGCTCCATAGCGGCACGACCCAGTGGCGTATCAGCCAACATACCTAGAGCGGCTTTATAAGTGTCCAAAAGGGCTTCTTCTTCAGCCAATTTGGACGGGTCTTTTTTACGAAGAGCGACTAGCTTCTTAATGATCTTAGGATCATAGCCGCTGCTTTTGGCCTCAAGGTAGATGTCCTTGATGTCCTCTGCAAGGATTGATCTATCGTCTTCGAGCTTCTCAATCCGCTCCACAATAGCTTGTAGCTGATTGTTCGTCATGGTTTGCTTCTCCCTTCTCTATCTCGCGAAGCGCGAGCTGTGCGTAGCCTTGGATGTCGAGCCAGTGATCTTTTTCCAGCTCATCTCCAGCCACAATACGAGCCATTTTGTCACACATCAGGTCCAGTGATTGAGCCATTGGAAAGTCAAGAAAAGGCCATTTTCCATGTGCCCTGAGTGTGCTTTTCATAGTCTGAGAAATCCACGCAACATCGGCATAGTCGCCATGAGTTGCTTCTCGCTCAGACAGTATATTCTCCAGACTCAATGAACTTCTCCCACATTTGGAGTGCGTGAACGACAGTTGAGTGATCTCTGTTAAAGAGCTTACCAATCTGCGGGGTTGAGAACCCCGCTTCTCGCAAGACTGCAAAGCAGTGCCTGCGCGGTAGATGGTACTTAGCAACTCTGCTAGGTCCGCTAAGCTCCTTGTAGGAGATCTTGTACTTCAGGATGACTGGCTCCAGAACCTCCCGCGACTTCATTCCCTTCAGGCCGCTGAGCAGTGGATGCTTCATCCGCTTCTCATCCTCCTTCAGCTCATTGATAGCTTGCTGGAATGGACCAATAGGAATAACAGGCGCTGGTTCTTTTTTCTCTTCCTCCTTCTTGCGCACGATGCTGACGACGACTGGTTTTGGCTTTCCATACAGGCGTTCTCGAACGCGAGCATAGTTCTCCATGAAGTCTAGTGATACGCTGCCATCAGCCATGAACGCGCTCCCTTCAGCGATGAGGCATAATGAAGTTGACCATGCACTGACACAGCGCGAAAGCGGCGCTGAGGAGTGACATCGCTTTTGACCTTGCTGATGTAGCCGACCACCTTGTCGAAGTATGTCAGCGTAAATGTACCATCTTGGTGGTTCTCAAGATTGATCACCATGTTACAGCTCCCGTTACACGAATCAGTCGTGTGAGATAAAGATACTGCTTGTTTTTTTATTCGCAAGCGCTTATTTTGATTTGCATGAAAGATTTTTCGTGGGAGACGAAAGATGGTTAAAAAAGACTTCGAGGCTTGGGTCACTGAACGCCATGAGCTTGGCATTATCAACGACAAGTCTCTTGAGAACTACAAGTCACTGACGGCTCACTTCATGGCTAAGTTCGAAGATGTATCGGCTTGCGATATTTCCTCTAAGGATGTGACAAGGTTCTATGTCGAGCGCCTGAAGCTTGCTTCGCCCAGCACGATCCGCATCACCCATCAAATCCTTAAAAGCTTCTTCGCCGATCTTCAGAAGGAAGGTAAGATCAGCGTTTCGCCCATGATTGAAGCTAAGCCACCTAAGAAGGCCGCTGGTGAGCGTAAGGCTCTTGATGACGAGCAGATCAAGGCATTGATGTCTTATGCTGCTACACGCCCGTTTCTGAGCCTTGTCGTGCATCTTGCCATCAGCACTGGTATGCGCCGTGGCGAAATGGCTGCGCTGCGCTGGGGCGATGTCGATTTGAAAAACGGTCGCATCTACATCCGGCGCTCGCGTATCAAAGTTGGTACATCTGAGATTGAGAAGGAGCCTAAGTCAGAGGCTGGCATTCGCACAGTCGTGATCCCAGAGACACTGATCTCATTCCTGTGTGACAAAGTAAGACACGACGATATGCCAGTTCTTGTCACGGCACATGGGCAACGGCCTTCTCTTGCCTATATTTCAAACGTCATCAAAGAGGCTATGAGAGCGATAGGCTGCGATGACGGATACTGCTTGCACAGCACCCGCCACACACACGCCACACATCTTTTGAAAGCCAATATGCCTATCAAGGCAGTGTCGAAGCGCTTAGGCCACTCCGACATTTCCATCACTATGCGTACCTACGCCAAGGTGCTGGATAATGATGACGCTGAACTTGCCAGCGCCATCAATCAGATTATTCAAGCAAGCCCTGTGTAGCTGCTTGGCTAATTGGATAGTTTCCAGCAGCGCGCAACATCAGCATTTCTTCTGCTGTAAGTGGACGCTGCTGGATACCACCACGACCCGCTCGCATCAGCTCTGACGCTCTTTGAGCATTTGCAGCAGTCATTGCAGTAGCGGCCTGACGGCCACCAATTCCAGCACCATACATAGCTGCAACGCCAAGAGGACCGCCAGCCGCGTAACCAGCAGAGCCAGCAATACCACCGCTAACGATGCCAGTTGGCGCGAGCTTGCCAAGATAGCGGAAGGCGTTTTCAATAGGACCACCTTCTGCAACTCGCTTGATAGCGTTACGCTCTTCTTCAGTGAAGCCGCGCATACGGTTTTTATTCATGGCAAGCTGACGGAACTCTGTTCTTAGAGCATTCTCATAACCAGAGCCTGAGAATTGACCAGCGCGTGTTCCTGCGCGATCAATCAAGTCATCAATAACGCTTGCTTTAGCCTGTCTTGACCAAAGCTCACGCGCCTTGTTGAAGGCATCAATACCTTCTTTGGCATTGCCAGCAACGACATCACGCGGCTTGAGATTGTTAACGAAACTATCAAGCTCAGACATGATGATTGCTGACGCAGCGCGATCACTTGCGTCCTGAGACTTAACGGCTGTTTGCACAACCTTACGGACAGTATCAAGCTCAGCGAGATCAACATCTCTTCCGACAAGTTCATTTACTCGCTGAAGAGCACGAGTAGCACGCGGTTGAAGAACGGGATCAATACCAAAATCGTCAGCCACTCGCTGAACATTCTGCGCAAGGCTGCTGATCTGATTCTGACCAACCTTAACACCAGCCGTTCTTGCAACATCATAAGCTTCGTTAGCACGAGCCTTCAGTGCAGCGGCAGAGGGCGGCTCAATTGCACGAGAAGCAAGCGCACCAGCTCCAGACAATGCGCCACCAAGAAGGCCACCAGTCAAAGCAGCTTCTGGTATGTTGTAATCTCGACCAGCCGCTTCTGCTGCTCCGATAAGAGCGCCTTCTGATATTCCAGCGCCAATTCTACCAGCAGTGGTAGTTGGTGTTGCAGCGGCGCGCAAAGCCTGTGCAGCAGCAGATGTTGGTGCAGCCCCTTCAGCCAACCTAGCTGTTGTACCAAAGATGCCGCCACCAAGAGCCAAAGGCGCAATTCCAGCGGTACGGAGAGCAAGTTCCTCTGCTGTTCCAAGACCACTTTGAGCAGCGGCTGTCTTTGCGCGTTCTTGCTGAACAAGATCAGCGTAAGCGCCTTGTCCAGCAGCAGAACGTGCCGCAGCTTGGAGTTTATCCCAAGCGCCCATTGTTAGGATGTCGTTAAAGAAGCGAAGCCTTTCAGTTGCAGCCTGAGTAAGTGTTTTCTCAGGAACCGCTTCTGCCAATGGAGCAGCTTCATACCAATTACCAGCAGCTTGCGGCTGCTCAACAACTGGTGCGCTTTCCCACCATTCAGCCATTATGGCTTCCTCCGAAGTTGTCCGTTTGGATCAAGGAAAAGCGCTCCACTTGGGAGTGCATTATACTGCTCTCTAGTAACTCTCTGAGGCGCACCACCTTGCGTTGGCGCAGGAGCGGCTTGTGCGGCGGGTTCCTCACCAGAGAAGGCGGCAGCATTAAACTTCTCGCCATAGTCCTTTTCATAAGCTCTCTGGCGAAGGTTTGAATACTTATTGATGATCGTCTTGATGTTCTGCAAGTTCTTACGAAGAACAGCAGGATCTTGAGCCTGATCAAGATTATCTACTGCTGCCTGCAAGTAGTTAAGTTCCTGCACAGCAACCTGACCAAGCGCACCACCAGTCGGTGAGTTTTCACGCATAGCTTGAAGTTCTTGGAAGCCAAGATTTGCCTTAATCGTGGCAAGATCAGCTTGAAGATTGCGGGCTTCTGTTTCTGGAATATAAGCCAGCAAGGAACCGTAACCAGCCGACTTGCTGCTTACGCGGCCCAAAGCATCATCAATCTTCTTGCCAACATTTTCAGTCTTCATGATATAGCCAGCAAGAGCCTGCTGAACCTTTGGCTGGTTCAAGCGCATTTCAGCCTTAGCTACCTCAACCTTTTTAGCAGCCTCAGTCATGCCGGGAGTTTCAAGCTTCTCAGCAAGATCAGCGAATGCTTTTGCCTTTGCTGGGTCTGCCGCCTGAATAACAGGATCAGCAGCAAGCGCACGAAGTCGAGCTGACTCCTGACTGACAGGAGCCGCCATAGAAACAATGCCGCCAGCAGAAGGAGCAACTCTAGCCCCCGCCGGAGCCATTGCAGGAGCAGCTTCCATTGGTGGTGCTTCAGCCGCTGGCTGAGTTGCATCTGCGACTGGTGCCGCAGCAGGCTGCGGAACAGCCCCAGCAGTTGACTGCAAAATACGCTGCTCTGCCAGTTGCTCAAGCGGAGACTTTGTAGCGCGTTTAATAGTGACTTGCTTAGCAACATCGACAAGCGATGGGATGGAGAGTGACTTAACAAGTCCAACAGGGATATTCATATCCTTTGCAAGCGCTTCAGGATCTTCGTCTCGCTTCTTGCGCATGACATCCTGCTCTTGAAGCGTCTGCATCTGCTGGCGCATTTGAGCATTCATAAGACGAGCCTGAGATGACTTGTAGATGTCAGTCCCCATACCGCCAAAAGCAGGGCCAATTTGAGCTAAAAGCTGCCCTCTCTGTGCGCCCGTCATTGGCTGACCAGCCGCAAGAAGCAAAGCCGAGACATTAGCAAGCGTATTGATGCCTGCCTGACGCACATCAGACTCAGGCACCCCATATTGGGGATTGATTGCATTCGGGTCAGCGTACTTACCGCCACCAAGGAGGAAGTCTGTAGCACCACCAAGCAGGCCGTCAGCCATGTTCTTTCTCCTTACAGCAGGCCAATGCGCTGAGCAGCGGCAGCGGCTCTAAAGTAATCTGCTGCGTTTTCTGGGTCGCCCCAGTTTACAGTTTGTGGAAGCGGAGCGCCAGTCATGCCGGGGCCTTGCGGAGCCATTACGACAGGCATTGCATTAGACTGATAGTCTTCGCCGCTAAAGATACGGCTGAAGAACCCCGGCGCAACTGACGCGGCTGTAGATGTCGCAGACTGAATTGGTGCAGGGCGAGCATCAGCACTCGAAGTTACAGGAGCTGTAGGAGCAGTAAGACCGCCAAACTGGTTAGGCGCATAGGCCATCATTGATGGCAGAACAGGAGAGGTAGAAGTTGGTGCACTTGGTGCAGGCATAGCTGCCTGACCTCGCATACGAAGCTGCTCAATGGGAGAATCTTGCCCACCTACATAGCTCTGTAACTGGCTATAAGCAGGACGCGCAGAGATAGCCGCTCCAGCTGGGGTGTCTGGGATCAAGCCAACTTGGCGCAACAGCTGCTCACGCACAGCATCTGTCGGCGCAAGAGGATTGGCAGCTGCCGCAACTGGTGCTGGAACAGCTTGATAACCGCGAGTTTGACGCTGACCAATAGCGTCAGTAAATGATGGTGAAGCAGGTCCACCGTATCCACGGGCCTGCGTCTGCATCAACCAATCCATCAGTGTAGCCATTAGATCAGCCCTCTAAAGTACGGAAGTTGAACGATGCGGCGTGGCTCTTCTTGCGACTGCATAAGAGAAGGAACGCCAGTTTGAGGTGGAGCGCCAGCTGCTGCCAAAAGACCAAACGATTTTTGAGCCTCGCCAATAGCAGCAAGCTGCCGCCTTTGTTCTTCATTAGCCCTTCTTTGAGCCTCTGCTTCTGCGCCCTCTAGAGGTTTCGGAGCCTCTGCAAGGCCAAGCATTGACCCAAAGTAAGAAAGAGTTGTTCCTAGATCATTAGCATAAACAGGCGGCGCTGTTGATGCAGATGCTTCTGTTTGTGGAGCCTGAACTGGTGCAGGAGCAACAGGAGCAGCTTGAGAAATTGGAAGGCCAAACAATCCACCCTGATTTTCAGGTTGCGGCTGTTGGATTTGTGGAAGCCCCATGATGTTCTGAGCAATAGCAGAAGAACCAAGACCAGTTTGTGCCAGAACGACACCTTGTGGGTTTACAATCTGAGATCCCTGAGCCGCTGGTTTGTAACCCATACCCATACCAATGCGAACAGCATTGCTGTCACCGATTGGAATAGCACCGGGATATTGCTGACCAAGCTGGCGAGCCGACTCCATAGTTAAGTGAAGCGGGTCTTTTGGGTCATAGGTTCCAGCAGCAATCGTAGCGCCAGCATTAGTTGCTGCTGTACGGACTGCATCACTTACCGCCTTGAACCTATCATTTTCTGCGTTCGGTGGGACAATGATAGGAGTAAGCCCACGAGAACGAGCAGCATCAATAGCGCGCTGAGTAGCCTCTGCTGCTGCTTGTGGATTGGCGTAGTCGTTGGTTCCAAGTGCAATGAGAGCATTTCGAGCTTGGGTAGTTTGCGTCTCTGGCTGAACCGTCAACAACCCGGCTGAGTTGGCAAAGTTAGCCCCCTTGCGCGTAATAGCTTCAACGCCACCTTGATCCCTGACGGCATACCAAGGACCAGTCCCGCGATCCCTCATCATCTCAAGAGAGAAATCAACTTGTTGCTGCCAATTCTCACGAGAAGGAGCCTGACCATAGCGGCGCTGGAACTCATAAGCCAATCCACCCGGAGCAATTTTAGATGGATCAGGTGAGCCAGAGTAAAGTTGGAATGGACCAAAAGAATAACCGCGAGCATCACGATTGCCAAAAGTAGAGCTGCCCAATGTGTTTGGGTTCAACCCCTCATAACGCGCAATACCAACGGCAAGGTTGGGGTCAATGCCGAAAGCAGGTGCGCGCTGGTAAATGTAGCGGGCAATCGTGTTGACATCTGCCATTCCTAATACCCCATTATATTGCTTGAGATAATAGCATCTTTAATGATCCCAAGCCTGCGCTTAATCTCCATCTTCCTTTCTTCAGGAAGGTTCTCAATGCGCTGTTTGTTTTCATCCAAGTATGCTGTGCAATCCCAACAATCGCGGCCTGTTTTTTCGCCTTGATTATAACCGGGAGCCATTTCAGCTCCTACCAGTTTAAGGTAATCAAGAACCTCTTCATCTGACCAAGTTTCAATAGGCATCACATACTGAATACCGTCTACAACATCGCCGTTTCTTGATGTTGATTTGCGGCCATCAGCGATACGCTGACCTTTGATAACATACTTAGCGCCAGTGCTGAGAACTGCTGTGTGCAGAGGTATCCAGATATTCTCAGCGCAACAAGTCAAGTACGGCTGCAACAAAGGGCCTTCCGCTCCTGAAATAGACTTTCCAAGAACAGTGTTGTTGATTGGAAGCACATCTACAGGCCACCCATTCTCAGCAACTTGTTTTGGCTGGTTAGATTTAACCTCCCAAAAGTTTGGAAGCTTTTTCTTCCAGCCATCCATGTACTCTTGCATCTCAGGATAAACAGCGCCTGTATTCAGCCAAATAACAAGGATCTCATCCCAGCGATGCTTGTTTAAGTACAAGCAAGCTAGGCTATCCTTGCCGCCTGAGAATAAAAGCGCTGTTTCCATTAGAATGTCGCAAATGCAGCAAGGCCAGTAAGGAACGACCCGCCAGCTCCAAGAGCTGCCAAGGCATTATTCCCAGTCGGCATACCAGACGTTGTTGATGTTGTTTCTTTTCCGTATGGAAGCGCTCCAAGAGCAGCCAGACGAAGGTTGAGCGCTTCAGTTGGGTAATTTCGTTCAGCTTGGAAGCGAGCATAAGCTTCATCAAGCTGGCGCTGTGCCAAATCCTGACGGGCCTGACCAACCGCGCCCATAGTTGCAACATCAGTAAGCGCAGCCTGCTGGGCAAGACCTCCAAGGTTGGCGAGACCTTGACCACCCTGCAAGCGCAACCCTGCTGCCTGAAGTCCAGCAGCTTGATTGGCAAGAGCAGCTTGTTGTGCACGAGCCTGATCGGCAGCAATAGCCTGCTGGGCCTGACCGTAGCTCTGAGCCTGCAACTGAGCAGTCAGATCACCAATACCGCGAGCAGTTTCAGCCGCTGCAACGCCCTCCTGAATAGCCTGACGAGAACCGCCAAAGGCCCCAGCGCGGGATGCTTGAGACGCAATCTGGTTCTGTTGCATCTGGAGCTGACGCATAGCAGCTTCAGAAGCGCGATTGATGACGTTCTCAGTATATGGGTTCATGTAGCCAGAAACATTGGCATTCAAGAAAGACTGAGACTGAACGTCTTGCGGGTTATATCCGGCAACGCCACCAATAGCCTGACCAGCCATTCCATACAAAGGAGCTGTAAGGCCAACTGAACGCTGCGCCAATCCAAACGCAGCTTCCTGCTCTGGCGTAAATGTAGCCGTCAGATTGCCGGGGTAGTTAACATAAGGACGCGCAGCGATTTCATTCGCAATACGCAGATTTTCTTGACCAGCTGCCTCAACCCACTCAGGGATCTTCTGCTGCTGAACAGTGGTTTGAGTACCGCCGCCACCTTTGCCCATTTTAGTCCTCCAGTGGCAGTGCCATAGACACTGACCTGTTCTTCCAACCGTATTTTGGCAGAATCTTCTGCCAGCCCCAGCGTCCGTTCATGGTCATAAAAGAGCAACCATGCTCTTTTGCGAATGCAATGACCTGCGGGTGCATACTCATCGCTTCATCCATGTCACCGAACACTAAAAAACAATTCAGCCACTTTTTGCGCGGTGCGACCAATATCTCTGTAATCACACCAGCGTTCTCAGTGAACCAACCTTGATACTGGCCACTCTTCAAACCAAGGTAGATATCACCTACCGTATGCGTATCGCCCCCAAGCCTGAGAGCCTTCTCCATCTTAGTAAGGAGGCGAGCCTGTTTGTCCAAGTGGCACCGAAGTAGTTGTTACGTTGCCACTATTATCTACCGTAACTTTCCAAACAGCGCCATCTGGCGACTGCAAAAGTACACCATCAACTGCCTCAATCTTGCGGATTGAGCCATTGATGGCTTGAGAGAACGTGGCAAACGCCCGGTTGAAGTACCCACTGTCGTATGATGGAGGAACAGGAGGAAAGTTGACGTTCATCGACCACCACTCCCCATAAACTCAACTCTCATCTCTCCGATTGACCACGGCGCATCTTCTGTTGCGGTGATCTTCATGCGGAAATCACGACCAGACACGCGCATATCGGTGTAACCGTTAGAACGCGGATTATACGGTCCAGAAACA